TGTACGATCGTGTCTATCCCGCTTTCGGTCGTTACGTCGGTGCACGCTCGAAGTCATCCGTTGTTGAGTTGACCAAACCTGGTGACGTAACCGGTAGCGCCTGGCGCATGACACGCGATCCGGACCGCGCTACGACTAGCGTCCTTATCGACACGAATCGTGCGAAGACGAACGTTGCGAATCTCTTCGCATCGTCTTCGGTCGAGATCGCGCGTACGGTCGATGCGCCGGTTGTTATCGAGCATCTTACGTCGGAGACCGGTGTGGCCACGCAGTCGGTTTGGCGTCAGTGCGTGGAGTGGACGCTACTACCCGCACGCGAGAACCACTATTTCGACTGCTTCGTAGGCGCGGTCGTGGCGCGAGAGATTTTTGACTCGCTCGAGTCGACTACGACTTCGACTTCGGATTCGAGTTCGAACTGGCTGCTCGAGGGATTACTTCGCTATCGTACGAGGGCGATGTTATGATCGATGAAGTGCAGCGGCAGCAACTCGTGGAATCGTTGATCGAGCAAGCGCGGCAGCCGAAGACGGTTACTGTTGACGGCATGACCGTTCAGTATCGCGACGTAAGCGAGTTACTCGAGTTTGTGCGCGAAGTATCGGAGCCGAAAGCGGTCGTTGTGAAGATGAATGCGCCGGGAGCGTTAGGATGATCGGGTGGCTGCGTCGAGTATTCGGTACGAATGGCAACGCGCCGTCAGCGCGAGCGGACGTTTCGCTTCGCGCGCGTTACGATGCAGCGGCTACGACTCCGGATAATGCGCAGCACTGGTCGCAAGCGGATGCGTTATCGCCGTCGGCTGCACTGACGCCGAGTGTGCGGCGCACGTTGCGAAATCGAGCGCGTTACGAAGTTGCGAATAACAGTTACGCGAACGGCATCGTCTCGACGATCGCGAACTATACGGTCGGTACCGGGCCAGTTTTGCAAGTCCGTACTGCGAACGAAGAGTTGAACTTTCGACTCGAGCGCGCGTGGTCCGAGTGGTGCGCTGTGATCGATCTTCCGGAAATTCTGCGCACGATGCGACGCTGCGTCGTAGTCGACGGCGAGGCGTTTGCGATTCTCTGCGACTATCCGCGGCAACGAACGAAAGTCAAACTCGCGGTTCGACTTGTTGAGCCGGAGCAAGTTAGCGAAGGTCCGATCTCTGCACTCATGCAGCCGGTCGAGGGTATCGTTTTCGATGACTACGGGCTGCCGGCGGCGTATCACGTACTGCGGCGACATCCCGGTGACATCGCGGTCGCAGACATCGACTACTCGTACGAGACGATACCGGCGGATTCCGTGATACACTACTTCCGTCGCGAGCGACCGGGCCAGTGGCGTGGCGTTCCCGAGATTACGCCGGCGCTACCGCTGTTCTCGATCTTGCGCCGATTCACACTCGCGACCGCGGCTGCGGCTGAGACCGCTGCGAATCTTGCGGCGGTTTTGCAGACCGACTCGGCTGCGTATATTCCGCGCGATGCGGAGCGATTCGCCCGCGAGCTGGTCTGGCAATTCGTCGATCTTCGACCGCGAAGTGCTACCGTGTTGCCACCGGGTTGGCGCCTGTCGCAGATGACAGCGCAACACCCGACAACGACCTACGGCGACTTCGTCTATCATCTCATGAGCGAAATCGCGAGGTGCTTGAACGTGCCGGTCGTGGTCGCGCTCAACGACTCTTCGCGTGCGAACTTTTCGAGTGGCCGACTCGATCTGCGCAACTGGTATCGAGCGCTCGAAGTCGAGCGTGCGCGGATCGAAGCGATCGTACTTGAGCCGATCTTGCGAGCGTTCTATCGCGAGTGGCGCATCGCTGACAGCGAGGCGTCAGCGTTAGTCGGCCTTGGTCGCGACGTACCGGATCACGAGTGGTACTGGCCTGCGCTCGAGGGCGTCGATCCGGAGAAAGAAGCGAAGGCGCAGCGATTGCGTCTTCAGAGCGGTCTTACGACGTTCGCATACGAGTATGCGAAACAAGGTCGTGATTGGGTGAGCGAGTTGCGTCAACGAGCGAAAGAATACGCGCTCGCGAACGAACTCGGTCTCGGTTTCCTTTTCGAGAAAGGAGGTAGTAACGATGTCGAAGACGACGAAAAAGTTTCTTCGGATTCGAGCGAAGGCGAGGATTCGCGCGCAGGGTCCTGAAGACGAGCTCGAAGACGAAGAAGACGAAAACGAAGTCGCTGCGCAAGACGAAGAGTCGCAGCCGGCGACCGAAGAAGCGCAGCCGACTGACGATGCCGCGTCAGAGCTAAGGAAAATCCAGATCGTCGCGTACACCGGCGGTACGATGACTGTCGAAGGTTGGCCGCTGCCAGTCGTAGTCGATCTCGACGGTCTCGAGATTCCGACGAGTTCGTTGCCGATTCGTTACGCGCACGACGAGTACGCCGGTATCGGGCACACAACGAATATCGCGATCGAGGGTAACGAGATCGTAGCAGACGCCGTGGTGTCGCGTGACACGGAGTACTCGCGCGACTTTCTCTCGTCGATCGAGAACGGCTTCCCGTGGAAGGCGTCGATCGGTCTCGAGGTCGTCGAGTATCGCGAGATTCCTGACGGCGCCGAAGTCGAAGTCAACGGCCAGTCGTTTACTGGTCCGCTCTACGTAGTCGATCTCGCCGTGTTGCGCGAGATTTCGATCGTCGATGTGCCGGCTGACATCGGCACGTCAGTTGTAGCCGCGAAAGCCGCTCGGAGGGTTGAAATCGTGAAGCGAATTCTCGGGAAATATCCGCACCTCGCGGAACGCGCGATTCAAGAAAACTGGTCGACGAAGAAGTGTCAGCTCGCTGCGATTCGTGCGAGTCGTCCGAGCAGTCGAGTTGTGCACGCATTCGATGCCGGCGTAGACACGACCGAAGTGCTGACCGCCGCAGTCATGCTTCGCGCTGGCGGTTCGGTCGCGAAGAGCGTGGAGAAGAAATTCGCGCCACGGATCGTCGATGCCGCATCGAAGTATCGGAATCTCGGTTTGCTGCAGCTTGCACGCGAGTGCCTGCGACTCGAAGGTCATCGCGTCGATCCGTACTCTTCGCCAACGGACGTGATCCGCGCTGCGTTCAGCGTGCGATCGTTCCCGAATCTTTTGCGCGAATCGGCGTATCGCATCTTAGTCTCGACTTACGAGACAATGCCACCAACGTGTCTCCGGATCGCGCGAGTTGTCGAGACCGTCAACTTCATGCCGCACACACTCGCTCGGTTGAACGCGTTCGCGCAATTCGAGCGCGTACCACCGAGCGGTTCGATTGCGCAGGAGCGCATCGGTGACACCGGCTGGCAAGTGAAAATCGATACATATGGACGGCTGTTCACGATCACGCATCAAGACATCATCAACGACGATCTCGGTGCGTTTCTCGCGATTCCGCAGGAAGCTGCGCGTGGTGCAATTATCGCGCTCGAGAATCTCTTCTGGGGCACGATCGTTGCGAACCCTGGTAACTTCTTCAGCGCAGCGAACGCGAACGTCGTCACGGGTGCGCCGCTTACGATTCCGAATCTCGATCGCGCCGTCGAAAGGATGCTGGCGCAAACAGACCAGTTCGGCCAGCCGGTCTTCGTGAAACCGAGCTTTCTCGTAGTGCCCGTAGGCCTGAAAGCGACTGCCGAGAATCTGTTCAACGCTGTGACGATCGTAATCTCGGGTAACAGTGATCGCACGCTACCCGTGACGAACGCTTACGCCGGTCAATTCGAGCCGGTCGTTACGCAGTATCTGCCGACGAACGGCGCAAACTCGACGTGGTATCTCGTAGCTGATCCCGCTACGACACCGGCGTTCGCAGTCGCGTTCCTACGTGGCCAGGAGACGCCGATCATCGAAGAAGTGCAGCCGAGTCCGCAGTTCCTCGGCTACTCGGTGCGTGCTTACTGGCACTTTGGTGTCGCGCTGCTCGACCATCGCGCTGCAGTACGCGCAACACCGTGATAATAGTGAGAAACAATGAACGCAACACTCGACGTTTTCTTCAAAACACTACTTCGCAGTCGCGGCGTTCGGCTTCGGCTTCCCAACGGTTCCGAGATCGACGCCGTGGTTGCGCGCCGCGATTCGCAATCAGTGTCACTCGGCGGTCAAGTCGCAGCCGACACAACGACGCAGTGCTTCGTTGTGCGAGCGAGCGACTTGCCTACAGGATATTGGCCGCGGGTCGCAGACGAGATTGTCAACGTCGCGACATCGCAGCGGTATATCGTTGTGCGTGCCATCGGGGGTGCGCACGCAACGACTTCGAGTGATCCCTATGGTTTTCTCGTTCGTGTTTGGACGAGACTCGCATCTTGATGGAGGTAAGTAATGAACGTCACAGTCAAACATCACGATCTCGTAATTCCGGCCACGTTCGGTTCCGACCATCCTGCTGGCAGGCTCGTTTTTCTCGGCGATATGCCGGCGGTTACGCTCGAATCGGTGAAGGCCGACGTTCTGTGTGGTGTCGCGGTCGGCGCCGTCATCGAAGCTCCGCGTGAGACTGGTTCTCTTTGGAGGCAAGGCACAGTCGTTTATTGGGACGATTCGAATAACCGGCTTACAACGACAGCGACCGGCAATAAACGTGTTGGCGTAGTAGTCGGTGGTGGCTCTCCCCCGGCAGCGACTCGTGCCCTCGTGTTGATGGATCGATGATCGCGAATCTACTGGATGCCGTTGTTGACGCGCTCAACGGTCCACCACTAGCGGCTTCCGTTGCAGCGTCAAAAACGTGGGCGCACTATTGGGTCTTCGCACGCGAGACGCCCGATGTGTGCGTCGTTACGTTCGTTCGCTCCGAGCGCGAGCGACTTTCGCGATCGCGATTTCGATTTCTTCTTGACGTAGAAATCGTTCGCGCGCGGCCGTACGTAGATGCGTATTCGATCGAGACCGTTGTAAACGACGTGCACTCGATTGCATCGCGCATCACGAGTCAAGAAGTACTCGAACGTAGTGGTATCGCGTACGCGTTCGAGTCGATCTCGTTTTCCGATCCGCTTTACGAGATCGAAGAAGTATTTGACGAAAGTTCGTTCGTTCGCGCGAGTGCAACCGCGCGCTACGCCGTATTGGAGCCGTTGTGATGGCATCGGAGTCGATCGTAAAAGTCAAGCAGCTTTTTCTCGATCGCGCAGCGGTTACGCGTTATTTCGATCGCAAGACGCTACGCGTTTTCAAGCGGTTCGGTGCGTTCGTACGACTGGTCGCGCAGCGAAGTATGCGCCGACGCAAGTCCGCGTCGCCACCGGGGCAACCGCCGTCGGTGCACAAAGGGCAGTTACGAAAATTCATTTTCTTCTCGCTCGACGAGCGACGAAAGAGCGTTGTGATCGGGCCGACACTATTGCGTCCTGACTCACCGGTGCCGGCACTTCACGAGCACAGCGGCGTACGTCGATACGGCGCACGTGTCGCGAAGTATCCGAAGCGCGAGTACATGAAACCCGCGTTTCGCGAAGGGTTGAAGAAACTGGCGCAGTTCTATAAGGAGGCAAACGCATGAGTCGAACGAGATTAGGCCACCTCGCGAAGCTCTACGTCGATAGCGCGAATAACTGGACCACGCCGACGTGGGTCGAGGTGCCGAATGTCAATAACCTGAACCTAAACTTGTCGCATGCGACCGCTGACGTGACGACGCGTGCGCATGCGGGTTGGCGCACGCAGGTCGCGACGCTGAAGGAAGCGACAATCGAGTTCGATATGCTCGATGTCGCAGGTGACCCCAGCGTCGCGCAAATTCGTCAGGCGTTTTTCGCTCGCGGTCAGCTGCACGTTCTTTGCCTCAACGGTCCGCGTACCGAGGTCGGTTCGTGGGGAATAAAATCGCTCGTCGAGGTGACACGATTCAATCGCTCCGAGCAGATGGGCCAGGCCATCGTTATCTCGGTTACGTTCGTGGTATCGCCGCTACTCGATGGCGGCGTGTATCGCTATCCCGAGTACTTCGAGGTAACGCCCTGATCACGTGAGGGAGCGGAGCGACACACGAAGTGGGAGCGGAGCGACACACGTACGTGGAGTGACAGCGATGCGACATCGATTTACGGACGAGCATGGCCGCGAGTACGAGGTCGCGCGGATCAGCTTCGCGCGATATCACGATCTTCGCGACCACGGATTCGATCTTGCAAGGTGGGCCTCGGAGGCGCTGGCACGCGTAGTGCGACCGGACACTACGACCGCCAACGTGGAGTCACAGCGATTCGATTACGAAGAGTTCGTGCGCATACTCGCTGATGGTGCCGTGTTCCGCGATCGCAAGACGGCGGAGGCGTTACTAACAGTGCTCTGTCGCGACTCGCTTGCACGGCACGGTGTCACCGCGAACGAAGTTTTCGAGTCGCTCTACGGCCGGTCGATCTGGGACGCTGAAGTCGCGTTCATCTCGAGGATCCTCGATTTTTTCGAGGGCCATCCCATTATGCGCGAAATTCTCGGCGCCGCGTTGAAACTGCTGCTATCGAAAGTCGAAGCGAGCACTGCGATATCGACTCCTACGTCTGGCACTTCGCCGGTTACCTCGGCGTAGAGCCGTGGGACTTTACGCTCGGCGAACTGCGTGCGATGTACGAAAGTCGATTATTCCATGATCATTGTCACTACGGTGTCATCGTGGCGGCGATTGCGAACGCGTTTCGCGGCAGCGAGTCGCCGACGATTCGAGTCGAAGATATTTTCCCGGATGTCGTCGAGTACCTCGAGCGGTTCGGTGTTCGGAGCGACAACGAGTTGCCGCTACTAACGAAGGACGATCTAAAGTCGTGGCTAGCCCAGCAGAAATCCGAGCGGGTCGCGCAAGCGTCGAACTGACGTTGACCGACCGATTGACCGCGGACCTCAACGCGGTCTCGCGTAAGCTCGCAACGTGGGGCGTTGCGCTGCAGGGCATCGGCGCGTCGATACTCGCAGCGTTTCGACCAGCGCTATCGGTTTTCCAAGAGCAGGAAGCGATAGGTGGCTGGGCGTTGCGATTGCGCACGTCGGTCGAGCAGTTCTCGAAGTTGACGTCGCTCTTTCGCGTCTGGAACGTGAGCGTCGATGAACTCGGTGCATCGCTCGAGAGTATGACCGCGAAACTCGATGCGAAAGCGGTGGCCGAGTTCGGAGACGTACTCGAAAATCTCGGCGTTATTTCGTTTGCGCATCTGCCGCTCGAGCAGCGACTCGAGGTCGTGCTCGGAGCGTTGCAGCGCATTCCGGACGAGACGCAGCGTGCACGCATCGCAGTCGAGCTCTTCGGCGATAGGGTCGGCATGGCCCTCGTCTCGATGGGCATGCTCTCGAACGACGCGAAGGAGCGACTTGCGAATTTGACCGCGACTACGAGCGAACGAGTGCAGCGCGCTACGCAAGTCATGCAATCGTGGCGCGAGATCACGGCTTCGATCTCTGCGGTCTGGTACGAAGTCGCTGCTGCGATTGCGCCGGTTTTGGAGTCGATCGCGGCGTGGCTGAAGAACGCGACTGCGAGTCTCGTCGAGTGGGTGCGCGAGAACCAAGGCGCTGTCATCGCGGTGGCAGCGTTTGCTGCAGGTCTCGTAACTGCGGGTACTGCGCTACTCGCTTTCGCGGGCATCGTGAAGCTCGTCTCGATCGCGATCGGTGTGTTCAGCGCGCTCCTCGCTGCGCTCAAGCTCGTATTGCTTGCGATCATGAGCCCGATTGGTCTGGTCGTCGCTGGCGTCGTTGCACTCGGTGTGGCTGCGGTCGCGTCCGGCAACAACACGATCGATAAGTTCCGCGAGCTGAAGACCGACCTGCAGGGACTCGCGACCGACTGGTCGAACTCCATAAAGGCGATCGTGGCTTCGATAAAGTCAGGCGATATCGAGACCGCGTTCAATATACTCGTAAAGGCGTTAGAACTAACGTGGGCCACGCTGATCCGATCGTTGAAGCGCTTGTGGTGGAGTTTCGTGCGCGATATCTTCGAGTTTTTCGCGAATAATCCGTGGGTGCTGCCGCTCGTGGGTGGTGGCGCGGGTCTCCTTATCGGGGGTCCAGCGGGTGGTCTTATCGGTGTTGGCGTCGGCGCGCTCGGCCAAGGCGCGCTTATGCTCAACGCGGAAGAGATCGATAAATTCCTCAGAGATAAGATCGAAAACGTCGATCGCGCACGCGTCGACCAGCTGCGCTGGGAACTCGAGCAGATGATTTTGCAGGCGCTGAAACGCCAACAGCAGCAGCAGGAGCAGCAGGGTCCGCCGAAAGGTCGCGTCGGCGAGATGCAAGCGAACTTCGTGCCAAAAGAAGACCTCGCGAACATGCTCGCGATCAGCGAAGCGCGTGGCACGTTTACCGCGTTCGCAGCGCGACAACAGTTCGCGTTCGGTTCGCGCGTACAGAAACGTCAAGAAGATTTGCTCGCGGATATTCTAAAGGAAGTGCGAAAAGTGCAGCAGGGTGTTGACGCAAACATGAAGGTGAAGTAGTATGCCGCATCTTCTCTTCAAGATCAATCCCGACGAGCTCTCGCTCTCGTATAACCGCACGAGTTATCGGATCAACGTGCACGCGATCGACTATCCTGATGCGATCTCGGTTGCGAACGCGGTTTACGCGTACACGCCCCCGATTTTCCTAGGTCTTACGCGGTCCGACGTAGCTATTCGCGCAAACGAGGACGGTCGAACTTACGACGTTTCGATCACATATTCCGCGGAGCCGAGTGACGAGGCGGTCGATGCGAGTCCGCCGTCGTCAACGAAGTCGGCGCCAGCGACGGATACGGTCGATCTCTCGTTCGGTTATTCGATCTCCGCGGAGGCGCAGCAGATTCACGTCACGAGTGCGATCTCACAAGGTCGAGTCGGCGTTGGCAACGCGACCGCGAGCGGAACGAATCTGCAGTGTGTCGCGACTTTCGAAGTGATCCCCGACGGCATTGTACCGAATCCCACGCACGTAGGTCGAACGATTTTCGTAACCGGCGGACCGGCAGCGTGGACGTATGGTCCGTATCGGATCGTGGTGCAGTACGGCGCGCGCTGGGTACTCGATCGCAGTCCCGCGCCAGTCGGTACGAGTGGCGGTGTGTGGACGATGCCCGCTGATGCGCCGGATTTCGAGAACGCAATCAACGTCTCCGAAGACTCGATCGAAGGTTGCGACATCGCTGCGCCGTCACTCTCATTCGAGCGGCGCATCACGATTCCAGTCGTGAACGTTGCGTATATTCAAACCGTGATGAGTTTAATCGGTAAAGTAAACAGGAAGAAATTTTACCACTTCGAGCCGGGCGAGGTTCTCTATCTCGGCTGCGTCGCGGATAAAGAGAACGCGAGCGCGTGGAAAGTTACACACAAGTTTCGAGTCGAACGTAATCAGCGAAACGTTCGGATCACGAAGGACATAACGGTGCCGCTAAAGCGTGGCCACGACTATCTCTGGGTGAAGTATCGACCAGTTACGCGCTGGGGTATGGTGGTTCAGGAACCAGTCGCGGCGTACGTCTCGGTCGTTTACGAAGAAGGCGACTTTAGTCTACTCGGTATCGGAACGTGAGGTGCGATTGTGAGTGATCCATTATCGTTCGTTTCTCCCGGTGATCCGATCGGTGAGCTTGCGCGCGCCGATCGGATCAATCTCCTGATCGAATCGGCGCGTCGTGTTCTGCGACCGCAGGCATCGCCGAGCGATACCGAGAAAGAGATTTTCCGCGCGTTGCAGCCGCATAATATCGTTTACGTGAAGACGCCGATACCGGCGCGCGAGTACACGGTGTGGCGCATCGTTGGCAATCTCACGTCATCGAGCGCGTTCCTCGCACCGCAAGCGTATCGAGTCGAAGCGCCCGAGGACTCGTGCGATCCGTTCGTCGTCCTTATCGAGCCATCGGACGGTGTCACGCTCGCGCGTGCAGCGGTTAGTGGAGTCGTCTTCGGTTACGTCTACGGTGATGGTAAGTATGCGCATGCGATTCCCGGCGATCCGTATTTCCTCGAAGCGGACGACTACGGGCCGGCGCGCATTCTTTATCGCGTCGGCAACTACGCGCTACTTCGACTCGGCGATTCGCGGCACCAGCGGCGATGCAAGAAGTTGAAGATTGACGAGTACGGCTACGCGTACTACGGTCCTTACGGATTCGCGATCGAAGACGAAGAAGAGCGAGACGAAGACGAAGAGCGACAGTGCATCGACTGCCTTACGAAGCTCTGCGTTGTTCGCGATTACTCGGGTGCGATTGTCGATATCTTCTACGAGGATGCGAGCGGCAATCGCGTGCGCGTTCCGGAATGCACGAGCGCACCGTACGGCGGATCGATTTCGAGTCCTGGTGGTGGCGGTGGCGGTGGCGGTGGCGGCGGATGCTGCCCGCAAGACGGCAGCGAGTACGTGCTCGAGTATGATTTCGTCGTTTCTGGAAGGACGTTTTCCGGAGTGAGCTACTCTTCGGGTTGGGTGTTGGGAATTATAGGATGGTCGTTTACGATACCTAATCCGCCGTGCGATAACGGACCGCCTCCAGAGTACCTGTTTGTGTACTTTTCTGCGCGTTGCGAGAACGGTAGTGTTTATCCTTCGGTTACACTGGTGTGCGGTACTCCGTTTTGCACTCTAAATCCCGATGACTTCGAGGTAACGGTAACAGGATGCCCCGGTAACCCGACAATTTATCTCACGATTCGACCCGGTCGTTGCGCATCAGGTTCGTTCGTAATTAGGCCAGCCTAAGTCGAGGTCGATATGCTCGATCCGCTCGCGCACGTTAGCGACCACACCGGCGATCGAAAGTGGGCGCATTGTCCGAACACGATCCGCGCTCACTACGAAGCGCTCGATCGCGTTATCGATCTTGCGCACAACGAGCCGTACGCTGGCCACGACTTCGACTTCGGAATCGTTTACGTCGGCGGTGGTCGATATTGGCCAGGCATCGTAGTCGGTGTGCGTTTACTTCGCCACATCGGCTATCGCGGACCGATCGAAATCTGGCGCGGCCACTACGCTGACGAGGAGTCGATCCGCGAATCCGACGTGGCCGGCTACGACGTTCGCATCGTCGATGCACGCGAAGTTGCGAAAACGACGCAGCCGCGTATTCTCCGCGGCTGGGAAGCGAAGTTGCACGCGGTCCGGCACTCGAGGTTTCGTCGCGTACTTTTCTTCGATGCCGACGCGTACTGCGTCGTCGATCCGACGCCGTACTTCGATCGCTTCTCGGACTTCGCGTTCTGGAGCGAGAATCGGCAGAATATCCGCTGGCACTACGTCTGGCCTTCGCATGAACGACGCGACGTAGTCGGCGTTCAGGGCGGTCAGTTCTTCGTCGATCGCGAGAACGCGTGGCCACTCGTTGTCATCGCAGACTGGATATGCCAGCACAGCGATTTCTACTTTCAGCATCTTTACGGCGATCAAGACGCGTGGCGACTTGCACTCGCAATAACCGAGTTGCCGTGCACGATCGTCGGGTCAGCGACGTGGCAACATCCTGCATTCGTGTGTTCGATCGATAATCGAAGATTCGTAGTGCACCGGCCGGTCTCGAAGCTTTTCCGCGCATGCGACTGGAATGCTCGCGACTGCTCCGTCGATTTCGCGCCGCATCTTCCGTTCGAAACATTCGTGTGGCGCGAGTTCGCAAAGCTCGCCGAACACGAAGTCGAAGAGTGCGAATCCGCGTTCACGAATCTTTATCGACGCGGCGCCACGCGTGTTTTCGACTTACCGTCGCCGGATGATCGCGCGTATCTTGCATGCATTGAGACTTTAGCTAAGACGCACAGTTGGACCAAGATCGTCGATCTTGGATGCGGCAACGGTCGTATCACGAAAGAGATCGCGCGTCGAACTGGAGTCGAGGTCGTCGGTCTCGACTGTGTGCGCGAAATACTACCGGAGAGCGATCTATCGAATCTTCGCTTCGAGTATGCCAACGCGTTTGAGATCGATTCGCTTCCCGACGGCGATGCATTACTCGTGAAGGACGTTCTCGCGTACTGGCCGTTTGCGCACATTCGTAGTTGGCTGCGCGAAGTCGTAACGCGATCGAAGCGGGAGCGGGAGCGACACACGAAGTGGCGACACATCGTGGTCACGAACGACGTTCTGCAGTTCCCGTCCGAGATGCCGTTCGGTCGACATCACGGTATAAACCCCGAGCTATGTGATTTTTTGCACGGCGTCGAGTACGCGCAAATTCGCCTAGAAAACAAGGCAATTTTGTTGATTTCGGTTCGATGAAACGTCATCGTTTTTGACGACGCGACTACAAAAAAATCGAACGCGAGGTAAGCTACGGTTGCGGGTTCGAGGAGTTGTGCTAAGTGTAGAGGTGTTGCGATGAAACCGATTCGCGAAGTAGAGAAGTTACCGCCGAGAGTTATGCTCTACGGTGTCGAAGGCATCGGTAAGACGACGTTCGGCGCGTCGGCACCGAAGCCGATCTTCGTACTGACGGAAGACGGCCTTGGTGATCTCGATGTCGCGCATTTTCCGTTAGCGAAGTCGTACGACGAAGTACGTCGCGCGCTCTGCTACGTGCGCGACGAAGCACACGATTTCGAGACGATCGTGGTGGACTCGCTCGACTGGCTTGAGAGATTAATACACGACTACGTGTGTGCGGAGCACAACGTCTCAACAATCGAACGTGTAGATGGCGGGTATGGTCGCGGTTACGTGGCGGCGCTGAAAGTCTGGCGCGAGGTTATCGGTATTCTCGACGAGATTCGAGCGCAGCGGCGGATGATTGTGGTCGGCATTGCGCATGCGAAGGTCGAACGATTCGAGGACCCTGAGGCGCCGGCGTACGATCGTTACTCGCCGCGGCTGCATAAAACGTCGGCTGCACTCGTAACCGAGTGGATGGACGCGGTGCTTTTTGCACACTGGCGATTCGCCGTCAGAACGGAGACGGGCAACTTTGGCAAGACTCGTGGCGTCGCGGTCGCATCGAAGACGGATTGCGAGCGCGTTATTCGCGTTTCCGGCGGACCGACGTGCGTAGCGAAGAACCGATACGGACTTACAGGTGAACTTCCGCTCTCGTGGGATGCGTTTGCGAAGGCGATCGGTTACTAAGAGAAAGGAGAGAAGCGATGGTACTACTACCCGAAGAGTTCGATGCATCGAGCGTGTCGACTAAATTTGGCATGCTACCCGAAGGTCGTTACGTAGTCACGATCACGAAGACCGAGATTCGTTCGTCGATGACCGGCACCGGTCAGTATCTCGCGGTCGAGTTTACCGTGCAAGAACCTGCGGAGCATCTCGGTCGAACGATCCTCGTGCGTGTGAACGTCTTTCACGATAATCCAGTGGCTCGCGAGTATGCGAAGGCCGAGCTGGCCGCGATCTGCGCGGCGTGCGGCAAGACGAAGATTTCGGATACGGACGAGTTACTTCGCTCGCTGCTTGTTATCGATCTTCGTTATCGATCTTCGCCGAACGGTACGCAGTACCCGCGAGTCGTGAACTACTATCCGTACCGACTTCCGGAGCCGAAGTTAGGTGAGACTAAGGAATCGACGCCGCGGCCACCGCGACGTGGCAACGCGCAGCGATGACATCGTGATGCCATCGAAGCGTAGAGTCGAGCTCGTATTACCATATCCGCCGTCGGTAAACTCTTACTGGCGGCATGCGAGGGGTCGTCACTATCTCTCGCGTGCCGCGAAGAACTATCGCGAACTCGTCGTGCTTTCGATTCCGAAAGGCGTGCGGTTTGACTGCGAAGTCGAAGTTTTCGTCGAAGTGCGACCGCCGGATAACCGGCGGCGTGATATCGATAACGTCCTCAAGGCGATCCTCGACGTACTCGAGTTTACGGGTCTAATTGCGGACGATTTTCTCGTATCGCGGATCGAAGTCGTTCGTGGCGAGGTGGTACCGCGTGGAGAGTGCCATGTCATCGTCAGCGAAATTCGGTAATCTGCACGCTGCGATTCGCTATGCGGAGCTCGGTTACGAAGTGTTGCCGGTCGTTGCGGGCGCGAAGAATCCGCTTACAGAGCACGGCGTTCGTGACGCGACGCTCGACACGAAGACGATCGAGTCGTGGTGGATGCGCTGGCCGAACGCGAATATCGGCGTCTCTGCTGCAGGTCTTGTTATTATCGATATCGACTCGAAAGGTGATTCGCGCTGGCCCGAAGACGAAGAGCGAGCGTGCGAGCTCGTCGAGAGTGCGCGTGCGATTTCGGTTACGCCGTCAGGCGGTCGTCACTTTTTCTTTCGCAGGCCGGACGGCGTTTCGTGGCGGTGCTCAGTGCGGAAACTCGCGGCCAACGTCGACGTGCGGACCGACGGTGGCTACGTCGTGGTACCGCCAAGTAAGCTACTCGCCGGCGCGTACGTGTGGCTCGAGGGTAAAGAGCTCGATACCGCTAAGGAGTTTCTTTCAACGCCACCGAAGTGGTTATGCGATTTACTCGATGAACGCGAACGAGAGTACACATCGAAGATCAATAAATCCGCACAGTTAGACGAGACGCGAGTTATTGAGGAGGGCACGCGCAACGACGTTCTCTTTCGGATCGGTGCGAAGTTGCGTTCGATCG